CCAGGTCGAAGCACTGATCCCCTATGCCCGCAATGCCAAGCTGCATTCGGAGGCACAGGTGGCCCAGATCGCGGCCAGCATTCGTGAGTTCGGTTGGGGCGCTCCGATCCTGATTGATGGGAACAACAACGTGATCGCAGGCCACGGCCGCTTGTTGGCCGCGCGCAAGCTCGGTTTGCCAGAAGTGCCCGTCGTGCCGCTTGAGCACTTATCGGATACCCAAAGGCGCGCCTTGATTCTGGCCGACAACAAGATTGGCGAGAACGCATCCTGGGAGGATGAACTCCTGGGCATCGAATTGGCAGGCTTGAAGGAGGCTGGCTTCGACCTGGGCTTGACCGGGTTTTCCCCAGATGAGTGGGAAGCTCTTATCGCGGGCGATGACGGCCCGAAGGATGGCCTGACTGACGAAGATGCCGTGCCCGCGGTGGGTGAGATGCCCATCTCGAAAGTGGGCGACATCTGGATCCTGGGCGAGCACAAGGTGTTGTGTGGCGATGCGACCAAACCCGACGATTTCAAGGCTTTGCTAGGTGAGGAGCTGGTGGATATGACATTCACCGACCCGCCTTACAACGTGAACTACGCCAATACGGCCAAGGACAAGATGCGCGGCAAGAACCGCCCCATCCTGAACGACAACTTGGGCGAAGGATTCAGCAGCTTCCTGATCGATGCCTGCACGAACATCCTGACCCACACCAAGGGCGCGGTCTACATCGCCATGAGCTCGTCCGAGCTCGATACCTTGCAGTCGGCGTTTCGGGCAGCAGGTGGACGCTGGTCCACGTTCATCATCTGGGCGAAAAACACCTTCACGCTCGGCCGCGCTGACTACCAGCGCCAGTACGAGCCCATTCTTTACGGCTGGCGCGAGGGGGCGGATCACTTTTGGTGTGGCGCTCGCGATCAGGGCGATGTCTGGAACGTCAAGAAGCCACAGAAAAATGACTTGCACCCGACCATGAAGCCCGTCGAGCTGGTTGAGCGGGCGGTGCGAAACAGCAGCAAGACCCGCGATCTGGTCCTCGACCCGTTTGGCGGTTCAGGATCCACCCTCATCGCCTGCGAAAAGTCAGGCCGGCGCGCCCGCCTCATTGAACTCGATCCCAAGTACGTCGATGTGATCGTCAAGCGTTGGGAAGACTTCACTGGTCGAAAGGCTGTCCGGGTGGGGGACCCAGTCGCGCAAGGCGACGCTCAAGCGAGTCTCGATCAGCCGAGCCTGGCCACGTAACGGCCATAGTCGGCGCCGGATGGATCGACATAGAGGTAGGGCCTTCCAGGTGCGTGGACTTCTACGCACAAGCGCCCGTTGCCCCAATAGCCGCCTTTTCCCATTAGCCAATCGCGAGACTTGTAGAGGTGCATGGAAAAGGCATCGAACTCCTCGTCGGTCATCTCGCGGGTCTCGGTGACGTAGACCGCGTAGTCCCCGCTGGCTGCGATGTCGGACAGGTCCGTAGGCTTGCGGCCAAAGGGCAGTCGGATACCCAGTTCTTCAACCTGCACGTCCTTGCCATCGAAGGTCAAGGTCAGTGGCTTTCTTTCAATTGTGATGGTCATTGTTTTCATGGCTTGGCTCCTGGTCAGGCGGCGCGGTAAATCCTCTGTCCATCAGCCTCCTTGGTCGAGGTGATCTCCATCCTGAGCTTTTTCTTGAAGGCGCCTGCAAAAGTGCCCCGTACCGTGTGCTGCTGCCAGCCGGTGGTTTCGCAAATCTGCGGGATCGTGGCGCCCTCGGGGCGTTTGAGCATGGCGATCACCTGGGCCTGCTTGCTGTTGTCTCGGGTGCGTGGCTTGGATCGCTCCGCCACTTCAATGATCTCTGCGAGTACTTGGGCGCTCACTGGCACTTTGCGAGGGACACCTAGGGCCTCGTAGCCTTCTGCAGTCATGAGCCAGTCTTTGCCGCCCTCGGTGATCAGGGTGCGCTTGGATAAGCCGTCGATCACTTTTTGGCGAGCACCGCCCTTGATGTTCTCTGGAAACCAGATGATCTTGCCCTCTGTGTGCTGATGGGCGTGAGTCAGGATGGCGCGCTGGGAAGGGGTGAGTTGAATGGTCATGGTGATCTCCTGATTAAGGTTGGGCGTGATTGGTTTTTGGTTTGACGCTGGCGGACTTGCGACCAGCTTCGTAGGCAGCTTCGAGCGCCGCCTTGATGCCCCAGACGCTCACGTCGTGAAAGTCGAGCCGGTCGCTGTGCTGGGTCTCCAGGGTCTCGATGAACAGGTGTTGCTTGGCGATCTGGTCGAGCAGCTGTTCGAGCTTCTTGTCTGCCTTCACTTGGTCACCGCCACTTGATGGATCTGGCGGGCGCGATCAAAGCCGACCCAGTCGCCTTTGAGATCCAAGCCTCTTGAGGCCATTTCCTCCCGGGCCAGTTGGTTGAGGTCCAACTCTCCGCGTGCCGCGGCAGCGAGGACTTTGTTCAGCGCGATCTGGATGAAGCCCAGCTCGTCGACGGTGAATTCGGTGCTTCGATAGGTCATTGGCAATTTCCTTGGTTTGTTGATGGTGTTCGTATGAACGCTCTGTTTCCAGAGGAAGCCAAGCGGAATCTCCGAAGCAGTTGCTTCTTTCTTGAATCAGTTCGAAGGCCGCTGCAGATGCCCCTAAGTGCACCCACTCCCTGCCGATATCCGGGATGCGCCGCGGTGGTAACGGTGCCCGGGTTCTGCGAGGCTCACAGGTCCTTGATTCATCGCGATTACGGGCGTGCGCGGCGTGGGTTCGATGCGGAGGCGGGCTTCTATCAGTCAAAGCAGTGGCGCTCGGTGAGGGCCATGTTCTTGCGCGGGCACCCGCTGTGCTGCGCCTGTGGTCCCAAAGGTTTGCTGGTGGCGGCCCGTGTCGTGGACCACGTGCGGCCGATCAAGGACGGCGGCGCGCGGTTTGATGTGAGCAACCTGCAGTCGCTGTGCGTGTCCTGTCACAACCGCAAGACCGCCCGCGAGTCGGCAGGGCGGTCAGTAGTCCCCCATGGGGGGGTAAATCTCTAGGGATGGCGAGCCACGATGCGTGCGCCTGCCCAAATTTTTGTGCGTGCAAATTGAACTAGGGGGGGCTCCCCCTGGATGGGATACCTATGGCCGGTCGTAAACCGCTGCCTACCAAAGTCAAGCAAATCAAGGGGACGCTGCAGCGATGCCGGACAAACCTGCGCGAACCCAAGCCAGAGGGGGACTTGGTCGAGCCGCCGGACTACATGCCCGAGGGGGCAAAAGCTGCCTGGAGATACGCGTTGGATTGCGCTCCACCCAATCTTCTCAAGAAGCTCGATATGTCGGTGCTGGAGATCTGGGCCTGCGCAGCTGACCTGTACCGAAAGGCCCAGGCTGGAATCGCTAAGACGGGCCTGCTCGTGAAGGCCCCCAACACTGGCGTGCCGATGCAGTCGCCGTATCTGGCCATCGCCAACAAGCAGGCGCAGATCATGACGAAGGCTGCAACCGAGATGGGCTTTACCCCTGCGTCTCGCTCCCGGGTGTCGCTGCCCATGGAGACAGCCGACGATGCCTTTGATCCCTGGGCGGACATTGCAGGCTGATGGTCGCAAAAAACTATGCCGCGGACGCCAAACGCTACGCCGAGCAGGTGGTGGGTGGTGAAATCCTGAGCTGCCGCTGGGTGCAATTGGCATGCCAGAGGCAGCTCAACGATTTAGCCCGTTTCAAGGGCAAAGGCAGTCCGTACCGCTTTAACCCAAAGCTGGTGGACCGCGATGGGCGCAGCTTCTACCCGGCCGACAACCTCTGCGCCTTCATTGAGCGGCTGCCGCACGTGAAGGGGCCTCTGGCTGGCGAGTCGATCACTTTGGAGCCGTGGCAGATATTCATTCTGTCGACGGTTTTTGGCTGGGTGAAGAGCGACGGCAAGCGGCGATATCGGCGCTCGTACATCGAGGTGCCGCGCGGCAACGCCAAATCAACGCTGTCCTCGGCCGTGGCGCTGTACATGCTGGCTGCCGACGGCGAGGGAGGTGCCGAGGTGTACTCCTTGGCTACGACCCGAGATCAGGCGCGCATCGTCTTCGGTGACGCCCAGACGATGGCTAGGCGCAGCGCCGGATTTCGAAGCCGCTTCGCCGTGAACGTGGGAGCGCACAACATGCATGTGTTGGCGTCGGGTTCAAAATTTGAAGCCCTGTCGGCTGAAGGCTCGACGCTGGATGGCCTGAACATCCACTTTGGTTGTGTCGATGAACTCCACGCGCACAAAACGCGCACCGTCTACGACGTGGTCGAGACCGGAACCGGTAAGCGGGACAACTCGTTGCTGTGGGTGATCACTACAGCCGGAAGTAACCGGGCTGGCATTTGTTATGAGGCTCGAACCTTCGTGACGAAGCTGCTCAACGGTGTGTTTGAAGACGATACCCAGTTCGGGATCGTGTATGGGCTTGATGACGGGGACGACTGGACCACGGAGAACGCCCTGGTCAAAGCCAACCCCAACTGGGGCATATCGGTCCGGCCCGAGATCTTGGGACCTTTGCAGGCCAAGGCTATGCAACTGCCCAGTGCGGTCAATAACTTCAAGACGAAGCACCTCAACGAATGGGTCAACGCTGATACGGCCTGGATGGACATGCGGGCCTGGGATGTCTGCGGGGACTCGTCCCTGGATATCGAGGCTTTTACGGGGCAGCCGTGTTGGGTGGGCCTGGACCTGGCCAGCAAGACCGACATCGCGGCGCTGATGCTGATGTTTCAGCACCCCGAGATCTCAGACGCCTACGTGGTGTTTGGAAAGTATTACCTGCCCGAGGACACGGTCCAGGCAGCGGGCAATAGCCAGTACCCCGGCTGGATGCGGACGGGGCGCCTGACCGTGACGCCGGGCAACGTGATCGATTTTGGCTGGATCGAGGCCGACCTGCTGGACTTGGTCTCGCGCTTTGCCGTCCAGGCAGTGGCCTTCGATCCCTTTCAGGCCACCCAGTTGTCGACACGCATGCTGGCCGAGGGGCTACCCATGATCGAAGTGCGGCCCACGGTACTGAATTTCAGCGAGCCGATGAAAACACTCGAAGCCCTGGTGCTGCAAAGAAAGCTGGTCCACGACGGCGACCCTGTGCTCACGTGGATGGCCAGCAACGTGGTCGCCCACCTGGACGCCAAAGACAACATCTATCCGCGCAAGGAGCGAGCAGAAAACAAGATCGACGGCATCGTGGCACTGATCATGGCCCTTTCACGGGCGATCAAACCGGGAGACTCGGTGGTGCTGGGGTCCGATTACGAGCTGATGCTGCTCTGATGGCCAAGACTGGTTATGGGAATCCTGAGCTTCTTTGACCGATTTAAAGCCTCTAGCAGCGACCGGTCCGCGTGGGGAGACTTTTTCTTCGAGCCGGTGTCTGTGCGCAGTGTCTCGGGCATGCGCGTCTCGCCTGACTCGGCCATGCGCCTGGCCGCGGTCTATGCCTGCGTTCGGATCCTGTCGGAAACCATGGCGTCGCTGCCATTGGTGGTGTACCGGGCAAGAGCGGATGGCGGGAAGGACCGGATCACCGACCATTGGCTCTATCGGGTACTTGGTAAAAAACCCAACCGGTATCAAAACCCGTTTGAGTGGCGCGAGATGCTGCAGGGCCACTTGGCCCTCAGGGGCAATGCCTTTTGCCAGATCTTGACCAACGGCCGGGGCGAAGTCACAGAGCTGATCCCTATCCACCCCGATCGAGTGCGCTTGGAGCTACTTGCAGAAGGGGACTATCGCTACCGGATCCAAAACGCGGCAGGCCAGGAGATGGTTCTGCGCCGGGGCGAGGTCTGGCACCTGCGCGGCTTGTCCTCGGACGGGTTGCTGGGTCTGAGCCCGATAGAGCTGTCCCGCGAAAGCCTGGGCATGGCCTTGGCCGCGCAGGAGTATGGCGCCCGCTTCTTTTCCAACGACGCCAAGCCCACGGGTGGCTGGATTGAGTTTCCGGGCAATTTCAAGGACTCCGAGGCCAAGCGGGTGTTCCGAGAGTCTTACCAGGCGGCCCAGTCCGGTGCCAACCGGGGCAAGGTGCTGGTGCTCGAGAACGGGATGAAGTTCCACGAGGTAGGTGTCACGAACAAGGACGCTCAGTTCCTGGAATTGCGCAAGTTCCAGATCACGGACATTGCCCGCCTGTTCCGGGTGCCGCCGCACATGATCGCCGACCTGGACCGAGCTACCTTTTCAAATATCGAGCAGCAGAGTCTGGAGTTCGTCATGCACACCATGACGCCTTGGGCTGAGCGGTGGGAGGCATCCATTGAGGCCGATCTGATGCTCGACGGTGATGAGCTGGAAGTCGAGTTCGACTTCGCCAACTTGATGCGGGGCGATGCTGCCAGCCGCTCGGCGTATTACCAAAGCGGAATCCAAAACGGCTGGCTCACCCGAAACGAGGCGCGCGTCGCCGAGAACCTCAATCCGATCAAAGGCTTGGACCAGCCTCTTCGACCCTTGAATATGGTCGAAGAGGCAGCCGCTGAGGAGCAAGAGATCTACAACCAGGAGCCTGAATCGGCTGACACCGATGGCACTGCCACGCCCGATGAGGGATTGAGCCTGAGGCTGCGCAGCCTGGTCCAGTCCAATGCGCAGCGGCTGGCCCGACGCATCGGCAGGAAAGGGGTTCTTGGCCCCAACGAGATCGATCTCATCGCCCAGAGCTTCGGATTGACACCGTCAGTCGTCGCCGTCTGGGCCGCCAATTTTGAAACACCATCCGATGAGCAGGCGCTGGCGCGTGCGCTCGTCCAACTTGGGATGCACGAATGAACAAGCAACTGCTGATTTCTGAATTTCTGACCACGCCTTGGGCCTTGATGCCGGAACGGCTTCAAGCCATGACGGCCGTCCTCACCCGCTGGTCCTCAGACGAACCGCCAAAGGAAGAGACGCTGTTCCAGGTCAACACAGACCGGGTAATGCGCGACACGCGCAAGCAGTTTGCGGCCTCCAGTGCCGGTGCCGGTATCGCGGTGCTCCCCCTGTATGGGGTGATTACGCAGCGAGGCAATATGGTCGATGACATTTCGGGGCCCGGAAGCACCAGCACCCAGAAATTCACGTCGGCCTTGCGCCAAGTGCTGGCCGATGACACCGTGGCCCAAATCCTGATCGACATCGACAGCCCGGGCGGCAGCGTCTACGGCGTCAGCGAGCTGGCTGCCGAGATCATGAAAGCCCGAACTCAAAAGCCGGTTGTTGCAGTAGCCAACAGCCTGGCAGCGTCAGCCGCCTATTGGATCGGTTGCGCGGCCGGAGAGTTTTACGTGACCCCGGGCGGCGAGGTCGGCTCCATTGGCGTGTGGCAAGCGCACTTTGACTATTCCAAGGCCCTCGAGGGCGATGGGGTCAAGCCGACCCTGATCTCGGCTGGCAAGTTCAAGGTTGAAGGCAACCCCTACGTACCACTGGATCTTGAAGCGCTGTCGTTCATGCAGTCGCGCGTTGACGACTACTACAACGCCTTCGCTAAGGCAGTGGCCAAGGGCCGAGGCTTGACGGTCAATGACGTACGCGAGGGCATGGGGGAGGGCAGGGTGCTGGGAGCGGATGCCGCATTGGCCGCCAAGATGGTCGATGGCGTTGCCACATTCGACGAGGTGCTGGCCAAGATGCAAAAGACGGCTCGCTCCGCCCAGCCTGTGGGCGCCTCCCGGCTCAAGCAGGCCCGTGCAGCCCTCGCGCTGATCTGACGCTTTCGACCGAGATTTCCACTTGAATTTCTGCAGTCCTCCGTCGAGGGCTGCTGATCCATTGCGACCCGTTGGTCGCGCCTCAATCGCCGCTCTGCGCTTTTTGCCTGAGCGGCATTCTTATTTCTGGAGCAACACCAATGAGCAAACAACTGCGCGAGCTGCAAGCTCGCAAAGCCGCCCTGGTCAAGGACGCCCGCACCTTGACCGATATCGCCGCAGCCGAGGCGCGTGACATGACCGAGGAGGAGCTGACCGCCTTTGACGCTCTTAAGGCCAGGATCGAAGCCGCTTCGGCAGGCATTGACCGCGAGGCTTCCCTGGTCGCTGAAGAGGCCCACATGGCCAGAGTGGCGCAGGTTGGCGTATCCCACGCGAACAGCGCCTCCGTCATTTCGGTGACCGACAACATCGAGTCTGACCCCAAGCATGGTTTCAAGAGCGTTGGCGACTTTCTAAAAACGGTTCGTCACGCGCAAAACCCCGGTAGCTCAATTGATGAGCGACTGTTGATTGGCTCTGGCCGCGGCGCTGTGGCGCCCGCATCGTTTGGCAGCGAAGGCTCTGCCCAGGACGGAGGCTTCCTGGTGCCCCCGCAGTTCGCCCAAGAGATCTTTCAACTGTCCCTGGGCGAGGACTCCCTGTTGCCGCTCACCGATAACGTGGAGATCACCGGCAACACCATGGCGTTTCCCAAGGACGAAACGACGCCCTGGGGAACCAATGGCATCCGGGCTTACTGGCAGGGCGAAGCGGCATCAGCCGTGGGCACCAAGCCGGTGCTGGGTCTGTCGACCCTGCGCCTGAAAAAGCTCATGGCGCTGGTGCCTGTGACCGATGAGTTGCTGGATGACTCCAACGCGTTGTCGACCTATCTGCCCGACAAGATCGCAACGTCCATTCGGTGGAAGACCAACGAGTCGATCCTGTTTGGCTCAGGCACTGGCTTGCCGGTGGGGTGCATGAGCGCTGCTACCACGGTGACCGTGGCCAAGGAGTCGGGGCAGGCGACGCAGACGCTCTTGGCCCAGAACCTGGCCAAGATGATCTCGCGTTTGCCGCCCGGCTCGTTTGCCAAGGCGGTGTGGATCGTCAACAACGACGTGTTGCCAGCGCTCTTCACACTGACGCTGGGCAACTACCCGATCTACCTGCCCACCGGTATCAATGTGGGTGGCATTCAGGTCTCTCCCTACGGCACCTTGCTGGGCCGGCCCGTCTTTGTGTCCCAGCACGCCAACACCTTCTCCGCAGCCGGCGACGTGCTGCTGGCGGACTTGTCGTACTACCAGACCATCACCAAGGCCGGCGGCATGCAGACGGCCACCTCCATGCACCTGTACTTTGATGCGGACCTCACGGCGTTTCGCACCACGTTCCGCATGGACGGCCAATCCAAGATCGCGGCGCCCATCTCGCCTGCCAAGGGCACGACGAGCCTGTCGCCGTTTGTTCAACTGGGCGCGCGCTGAACGCCCTAACACTCAAGGAGAACACACATGTTTCCCAATGCAAAGGGCAGCGAATTGCTGGCCATCTTGGCCACGCTGGATCCGGCCAGTCAGGCTGCAGGCACCGCCACCACCGGCTGGATTTCACTGGCGATGCACAACGGCCTGCTGGCCGTCATCCAAACCGGAGCACTCGGTACCGGTGCGACGGTAGACGCCAAGGTCCAGCAGGCGCTGGACGCCGTGGGCACGGGTGCCAAGGACATCGCCGGCAAGGCGATTTCTCAGATCATCAAAGCCACCGGCGACAACAAGCAGGCGCTGATCAACGTCAAGCCAGAGGACCTGGACACGGTCGCCGGCTTTGGCTTCGTGCGTCTTGCGGTGACGGTGGGGGGCGCGGCGAGTCTGACGGCGGCGCAGGTGCTGGGTGTGAGCCCTCGAATGCTGCCTGCAGACGCCAGCAACCAGGCCGCTGTGGCCCAAATCATCTAAGCCATGCCACTGCAACTCGTCACACCCCCCTCAGAGGAGCCGGTATCGCTTGCCGAGGCCAAACTCCACCTGCGGGTGGATGTTGACGATGACGATGCGCTGATCGGTGCGCTCATCACGGCAGCCCGGCAGGCGGCTGAGACCCAGACCGGCCGGCAGTTGACGACTGCCCGCTGGAAACTGGTGCTCGACGCCTTTCCCGGGCCTTCGCTGATGGGCGTACCTGCCGGCGCATCGTTCAGCCTTCCCGCACACGCCGTCCTCCTCGCCAAATGCCCCGTCCAGTCGGTCGTAGCCATCCATTACCTGGACATGAATGGCGACCCTCAGGCGGTGCCTTCGAGTGATTACGTGCTGGATGCAGCGTGCGAGCCGGCGCGCGTCACCCCAGTCTTCGGGAAAACATGGCCAGCAACCTTGCCGCAGATCGGTGCCGTTAGCGTCACCTTTGATGCTGGCTATGGCGGTGCCAGTGCCGTGCCTGAGGGGCTCAAGAGCTGGATCAAGCTGCGTGTGGGCAGTCTCTACGGGCATCGGGAAGAGGTTGCGACGCTCACGCGTGGGCGTATTGACGCTTTAACTTTTGTGGACAGTCTGCTTGACGGATATCGGGTGAGTTTTGTATGAGTGCGATCGGTGCGGGACAACTCAATCACCGGGTCCGGATTCAGCGACCCATTGTCAGCAAGGACATGCTGGGGGCCCCTACGCAAGGCTGGACTGATGTGGGGACAGTCTGGGCTGACATCCAGCCTATTTCGGGGCGGGAAGCCCGCATCGCCGATCGAGTCGCAGCGGAGGTTACCCACCAGATCACAGTGCGTTTCCAAGATGCGTTCAGCGCCCCCAAGGCGGTTGCCCAGCTGAGAGTTTTATACCGGAGTCGAGTGTTTGCGATTCACGCCGCACTCAATGAGGATGAGGCCAATGTCGTGGTGACGTTATTGGCCAGCGAAGGCTTGCGCGATGGCTAGGGCCGAAACAGTCCGCATTGAAGGCTTGGCTGAACTGAACCGGGCGCTTCGTGAGCTGCCCCAGCGCATTGCTAATCGGGGCCTGCGAACGGCGGTCTATGCCGGCGCCAAGGTCATCAGAGATGAGGCGCGGCATCGGGCACCGAAGGCCGCGCAGTCGCTGGGCACGAAGCAACCGTCTGCCGGAACGCTCAAGCGCTCGGTCATCATGAAGCACATCCGGGAGCTATCCGGTGGGGGGCGACAGACGTTTTACGTGTTGGTCCGCCAGGGCAAGAAGTACCGCAATCAAGGCAAGCGCGGGAACCTCTCGCAAGACGCCTGGTACTGGCGCTTTGTGGAATTCGGCACACGCAAGATGGCTGCCAGACCCTTCCTGCGGCCGGCACTCGAGTCCCGGCGCCGTGAGGCCGTCGAGGCGATCAAGGGTCGTTTGGCACAGCGCCTCGAGATCGAAGCCAAGGCTTTAAAGGGTCGGTAGCGATGCAGGACTTTTATGACGCGATCAAGCACTTGGCTGGCGGAGAGGTGTACGCCGTGGTGGCGCCACAGACCGCGCAGTACCCGACGCTTGTCTACACCCCGGTCGATCAGACGCACGTTGTCGCGATTGATGGTCCGGGTGCCTTGAAGCGCTCGCGCGTGCAGGTCGACGCCTATGCCCGAACCCTTGAGGTCTGCGACCAGTTGCAGGACCAGGTGTTGGCGGCCTTGATGGCCGACATCCACACCATTGCCGATGTACGCATGAGCCTGACCGACTTTGACCAGGACGCCCAGGTTTACCGGGTGTCCGTGGACTTCACCTACTACCGCTAAGCGGTTCATTTCTTTTTTTTGGAGGCTTCCTATGCCGAGTACTGCCATCACTGCGCAGGGGATCATCATTGCGCGCTTCGGCGCCACCGCGTTTGAAACTATCCCGAACGTGGTCTCGTTCCAAGGGCCAGGAGGCCAAGCGTCGGTCATCGACGTCACCAACCTCGCATCGACCGCCAAAGAAAAGCGGGTGGGCCTTCGCGATGAGGGCCAACTGAGCTTGAGCTTGCATTTCAATCCGGATGACACGGTCCACCAGGGACTGCGCACCGACCGCGGAAATCGCACCCGGCGTCAGTTCAGGATCACCTTCACCGATACGGCGCCGGCTGCGACCTGGACGTTCTACGGCTATGTGACCCAGTTCAGTGTTCAAGGTGGCGTGGATGCCGTGGTTGAGGCCAGCGTCACGATCGAGATTGACGGCGACATCACGGAGGCATGAAGCGTATGAACATCCTTTCCAAAGAAGCGATCCTGGCCGTCGACGATCTCCCGCGCGAAACCGTCCATGTTTCCGAATGGGGCGGGGACGTCTACGTTCGGACCATGAGCGGTACCGACCGCGATGCCTTCGAGGCGAGCCTCATTGGCCGAGAAGGCTCCAAAGAGGGGCGGATGGAGAACGTGCGTGCCCGACTCGTAGCTCTTACGCTCTGCGACGAAAGCGGCCTCCGCCTTTTCGAGGATGGCGAAATCGCAGCCTTGGGTCGCAAGAGCGCTCGCGCCCTTGACCGGGTGTTCGCCGTCGCACAGCGGCTCAACGGCATCGGCACGGAGCAGGCAGACGTCGCAAAAAAAGCCTGAGGGCCAACCCCACCCGACGTTTCATCTTTCGCCTGGCACTTGCGCTGGGTATGCCGGTGCGCGAGCTGCTGACCCGCATGGGTTCGGACGAAATCACGGAGTGGATGGCTTTTTACCAAATTGAGCCCTTTGGCGACATGCGTGCCGATGTGAGAAGTGGCGTGATCGCGTCGACCTTTGCCAACGCCAATCGCGCGAAGAACTCCAAGCCCTTCACGCCAGAGGATTTCATGCCATTCGTGGACCGACCGCCGCTCAAGGATGAATCAAAGGTGAATGTCGCCCGCTTCAAGGCCATGTTCGCGCACCGGGTGAAAAAAAATGGCTGACATTGGCTCTCTTGTTGTCAAGCTCGCCGCAGAGACGTCGGAATTTCAGGCCGATCTTGGTCGCAGTGCGCGGGTGCTCGACAAGCACGCCAGCGAGATGAAGGCTTCGCTCCAGCAGGTCGCCAGTGTTGCCAAGACGGCGTTTGCCGTCGTGATTGGCGGTGCCTCGGTCGCTGCGCTTCGCGACTTCGTGACGCACACGCTTGAGGCCTCTGCCGCGCTGCAGGGACTGTCCGAGCAGACAGGTGCCAGTGCGGCGGCCCTGTCTGGCTTTGCGCCGGTGGCGACCATTTCGGGCACAGCCATGGAGGCCATTGGTGCCAGCTTGGCCAAGTTGTCAAAAGGACTGGCCGGGGTTGATGATGAGACGGCCGGGGCGACCAAGGCTCTCCAATTTCTGGGCATCCGGGCCAAGGACGCTGGCGGCAACCTGCGTGATCCGGCGGAGGTGATGAACGATGTCGCGCTCAAACTCGCCGAGTTTGAGGATGGCGCGGGTAAGACCGCCATCGCTATGGAACTCTTTGGGAAGTCCGGTGCAACGATGCTCCCGTTCCTCAAAGACCTGGCTGAAAACCAAGACCTTAATATCCGGCTGACCGCCAAGCAGATTGAGGAGGCTGACAACGCATCCAAGGCCATGGGGCGTATGCGCGC